TTTTCCCAACTTAAATACGCATTGTTATTTACTGCGTTTAATGAAAAATTAGAGATATTAGAAGGCACTGCATTTAATCCATAAATTTCTTGTGCTTTCTCAACAAAATTACTATATGAATTTGTTTCTGATATCGCCTTAACTCGAAATAAATAAGTTTCCGCCTTTATATCATTAATTTCAAATGAGTTAGATTGTGTTCTACCTAATATTATGAATTCAGGTTCATTAATTTGCTTATACTCTAATTGATATGATCTTGTAAATGCGCTTGGTGATGGGGCAAAACTAATAATCGCCCTTGTCTTTACGCTCGCCCCATTATTTGTAACATAATTCTCCTCTGTTATCTGTAAGTTTGAAGGTGGCCAAACTTTTTGCTTATCAGGTAATTGTAAGTTTGATCCGATGTCAGGGATTGAGTAATCATCTGAATTAAAATCATATAATGTACTTGGCTCATATTTTAATGTTATATTAAATAGTCCACTTTCAATTCTTTCTACATTAATAACTCTGTAAGGCCTACTTGAATAACTAAATCTTGGTAAATCAACATAAACCATATCATTTGGGGTTATCTCTATTGCCATCATTTTGCAAGTGATATTAATAACCTCATTTGATCTATTTAAGTTTAAAAATATAGCAGCGAGACGTTGAGCCCTTTCTATATTTGTCTGTGATTGCAAATCAATTTCTTTTACTATCTCAAAATTATTATCATTACTTTTATAAGTCTCATTTACAAAAGTAGGTATATTTGTCGGCGAGTAATCATTCTCAGCATTTAAATATATGCCTGTAATACTATTAAATTTCTCATCTATATTTTGGCTAGTATTTAAATTAACAGAATCAACAACCCAGCTCTCATCTATTGTTATAGTCGGTGTGCTGTAAGCCCCTGCCATTATTCTATATTTACCATCAACATAAATTAACGAACCCAGCATACTAAATAGTATTTTATTAATATTATCAATAATTGGGTCTTCTGTTGATAATAATAAATCACACGTATATCTTTTTTGTGTGCCGTCTGTTACATTTACTAACTCATCACATATATTAGCCGATGCAATAACATAATCATCATCAATATCTGACTCTGATATATGATTTCCTGCACCATATCCAGATATTAAATAATCACGTAAAATTAAAGCTGGATTTCTAGTATAAACAGTAGTAGAAGTTCTTGGATCGTAGCATTTTTTACCCTCAACAACACAATTTATATTCGGTATATTCGAAAAACTTTCTGGGTGATATCTTAATCTCACATATATAAAAGATATGCCATTCATAAAACTATCTATATTACCGAATTCGCTATCAGCTATAACTCTAGTTCGAACAGGTAATGGGGTATTATCCGTTGCTTCATATCTGTAATATTCTTCAAATCCTGCTTTAGCTAATAAATTAAGCTCAACTTGATCTTCTGAATTTAATGTATTAAATTGTGGGTTTAACCCTTTTTTTATTAAGAAAAATACATTTGATGTTATATCTATTTTTTTATTTGTAGTTATTTTTCTATTTATATCAGTACTAAATATATAACCACCCAACGATGCTCTTGTACCTGCCCGATTTCTGAATTCTGGTGTAAATTGAAGCGTTCCAACTCCATCACTATTTGAATTTAAGGATGCTGTAAGCGTAAACTCTTGAAGTATAGTATATGAATTCCCAGTACGATTACGCCCCTGGGTTATACCTGCAATAGTAAATGTATCACCTATCTCCATCAAGCTAGTAGAGTCTGGTGTTAAGTTGTATACAGTTAATGAATTTGTGTATGTATCACTAGTAGTTGCATTATATTCATTTATATACGCCTCTCTACTGTTAATTGATCCATCTATATTTATTTTATTATATTTATCGTCTGTAACTTGAAATATATTTATATATGAACTAAATGAGCTATATGTTAATTCTTCATCATTAAAATAAATATTAGAAACATCATTTATTTCATGTCCTGATAAGGCAATAATTGTATGGTAATATAAATTTTCATTTGGTTTAATCGTTTCTATAATTTCTGTACCAGGTATATAACCTTCGTCTGTTAAATTTCTGTAAACAACTGCTCCGCCTATTCTTCGTTTCCCATAAATTATTTTATGTGGTGTTATTGATCCGTCTGTATTAGACTTAATTCCTGTTATTAACTCTGAGCTAATGTTTTCAAGTGGTTTTTGGAAGGCTTGCGATAGAGCATAGTTTATACCTGCTAAAAAAATTGCTCCGTATATAGAAGCAAGAACACCGCCACCAGCAGTAGCCACCCCAGCTGACACAACTATAGCTGAAACTGCCGCTGCTACCTCTGGCATCTATACACCCTTTTGACATTTTTTGTTTTGATAAAATTATACCCTTTTTTACCTAGAAAAATACTATTTATACCATCACATAAACCTAGACCACCATTGTATAAAACAATATCGCCACGCTGTGCGTTTTTATTATCAATCTTAATTAAATTATCATCACAATAACTCATGATACTATTGTATCCTAACTGATTAAGCTTTTCTATGTAGTCTAATTTTCTTGTGTAATTCCCTATAAACTCATTACCTATACTTGTTTTATGTAATCCTTTAACGAATAAAAAGCAGTCAAATTCCCCATATTTAAATTTTTTATTCTTATTTTCGTTTAAATATTTATAAAATAAAGAATTAAATTCTGACAACGTTAAACCCACTCCCCCAAACGATATTTTGATTAGATAATTGATCAACATATTTAAAAGCACTGTCAAATGGATGTCTTGTTATTTGGTCAGGTAAGTTATATCTTCTAATATTTGGCTTTGTAAGTAAAAATAATTTATTGACGGCTGTTAATAATATCTCACTTTCTTTTCCGCTTGATATAGTCATATTATCCAATAAACCGCTAAAAATCTTAACTGGTGTGTTTATCTGGTATGTTGATAAATTTAAATTAGTTATATATATATTAATTTCTTTGTATTGGTAATTTGTACCTAAAGCTTGTGATATTATTGAATTATTAATACCGCTTAAACTCATAGTTATTTTTTCTACGTTTAAATCTTGACCTGAAATAATTGAACTTATTTTGCCAAAATCACCAAGACCAGTATATGTATTTGAATCATATTCAATATCACCAACATAATTATGCAAATATAATGGGGTATCCATATCTATATGAACCAAAACAACTTCTATTAATTTATCTTGCTCAAAAGCTGTTAGAGTTGTCGAATTAACGTCTCTAGTCATTAAGAAAAAACCTCTGTAGCTTGTATAATTATTGGTGAGCTAACAAAACTTCTATTCAATGAAAAATTTACTGCGTCAGTTAATAATACCATCTCGCACTTAGCATCATTAACAGTAATTGAAGCATTATCGCTAGGCGAATTTCTCAATGGCGGTTCGAACTCTAAAGTCGCATTGCCACTTCCGTCACTATCAATATCATTTGTAATAATTTTTAATTCATTATTAACTGAGAAATAATCACCTTTTTTCAATATACCAGTTTGTGAACTTGTCCAACCGTCAGTGACTAATGTATTCCCAGTTTGACTACCCCCATTTACTAGAGGGGTGCCTGTTCCAATTCCCCTCGGTGAAGTAGCGTTTGGGTCATAAGCATAAAAAGTATTTAACCGTCCATTTAGATTAGCAAAAAATGCTTGCCATTCTGCATATCCTTCCCGTTTTAATGGGGGTAATTCATATTGAGCAACCCACCTCGCACCAGTAGTTGCTTTCCTTTGGATCTGACTTGTTAATGCGTTGCCATAAACTTGTGTATTCCAACTCAGTAAAAAACTTGATGATGTAAAATTAGAATTAGGCATATTAATTGGCATTTTTATTATACTCCTTTTATTACCTGTCTAGCCCTACCACCTCTTGATATTGCGTCAAGTGTAGAGATTTTTGCTTGTTCTGCAATAGCAGGTGCTTGACTAGCAACTACTGCCCGAACTTGGCTATCATCTATTCCGGTTAATGGTTGTATTGTTTGATTGATTGTAATACTTTGAGACCCAGCTGTAGAGAAAGCCCTAGCGGTTGGTTGTACTACTGGCGCACCTGTATTAGTTGGTATTGTAGGGGCAGAGTTGTTATTATTTCTATTTGTAAATATATCAGTAGCAGATTTAACAATGGGGCTAGCAATTTGAGATTGAACGACTTGAGAGGCTATATCTCTTAATACATTATTAGCAAAATCAGCTAAACTTTGAAAACCCCCTTTACTATCAATAATAGCGTCTGATAAATTACGACTCCAGCTTTCTGTAGAGTCATTCATTGACTTTTTGATACTTTCAGCCGTTTTATTCGATACCCCTCTTAAGGATTCTATTTCCTCTTTATTCATCCCAAGATTTGGACCGAATTCTGGCCTATTATCATCTTTAAGAAAAGTTTTTAATTCAGCTTTTAATTTATTCAATCTAGTTATTTGGCTATCTAATGCGGAATTTAACCCTTCTGTATTTGATATATATTTTTCTTGTGATGGGATTCCGCCCTGTAAAGCTATAAAAGTTCCCCC